CTGGAGTTCCTCAGAGTATTGCTTAACGCGAGGATCTTCTTCTCCATCGAGCATCGCAGAATACATCGAACGAAGAGTAGCAAGCTCTTCTTGGGTCTCATTATTCGTGCTCTTATACCAATCAGATACTCTAGAACCGACTTCTCGGTAGTCTTCAGGCAAAGAATCAGAATTCCCGTCCCAGCCAGTCCAATCAAATTGAGGGCTGCTCGTTTCTGCTGCGACAGGTTCGGGGGTTACTTCAGGCGTCGGCGCAGCCACAGGAGCCGGGGCTTCTGCGGGTGGGGCCTGCTCGACAGGAGTATCACTCATTTACATCTCCGGAAAAGCGTTCTTTGCAGCACGCTTTCGCATTGCGACGATATCAAAGCCCATGGAGGGTCCAGGAGCCATGTCCTCATCTTCCATATCTTCTTCCATATCCTCTTCCATATCCTCTTCAGCGTCCTCGGAGACCAGTGCCTTGATCTGTTCGACAAGATCTTCTTCTTCCGGACCTTCAGGACTAAGGTCTTCGAGCATGGAGCGGATTTTTAGTTTAAGCCCAGAAGAGCCAGAAGGAGCATCTTCCTTCATCTCCATCTCTTCGGATTCACCCTCTTCAGGCATCTCCTCCATCTTTTCTTCTTTCTCTTCCATTTCTTCGAGATATGCCATCTTAAGCCTCTGGGAAAATTCTATTGAGTTTTTACCTAAATAGGGTGGACCAGTCAAGGACTGACTATCAAGTAGTTACTTGAATCTTTTTATCGCCGGATGCGATTCGACGTTTTCGAGCTTTGTCTTTTTTAGCATAAGCCTTCCTGTCATCAAAATCTCGGAATCCCATGCGTTTCGCCGCTTTATCTGCTTTTTCTCGAGCCATATCCCTATGGCGGACAAATTCAGAGTCGTCTTTGCCTACGATTGCGCGATCAGGATGGCGTTCAAAATATTTCTTTTGCTCTGCGAGAGAACCAAAAGATTGTCCAATCTGATCAATGTCTAATCGTTTTGTGGGAAGAGGGCCGAGGATTCCCGGCGCTTTCCGAATTACAACTCGTGATTCCTCTCCACAAACAGGGCACTTAAGTCCATCAGATAAAAACTGAGAGACCTTCATGTAGTCATCAAATTCACCGTGTTGGGCACAGCGTCCGGTGTAACTGGGCATTTATTTTCCTGTAATTTCTGGAGGTAAAGAGAATGGCGCACCGCCAAACCCAGTCAACGGACTTTGACCTCCGCCTGCTCCCCCGCCTCCGGGAAGTGGGATCTGGGGGGCTTCTGTGCCGGGAGGAAGAGCACCGCTGGCAATTGTGTCCATCGGAGGCGCGGCAGCCGCTGCTCCAGGAGCCATTGCTTGTTGTTGTTGCGCAGCCATTGCTTCTTGTTGTTGGGCTTGCAGATCTTCCTTGCTGACAATGACATCGTTAATCTGAAGAAGGTCAGCTAATTTTACGATCAGCTTTTCTTGATTAACGTTCTGGGCTTGTTGGAGAACAGGCAAGAACTGTTGGATGTTTCGAAGCTGGACAAGCCGGTTGTTTTCGGCTGGAGAATACGGAACTGCTTCGTAATCATAGTCGAGAGGTTCTTCGCCGCGAGCAGCCAAAATCTCACGGGCTCGCATAGATGCCCGAGTGATGTCTAAAGTTTCGGTGGTGTCCATTAACCGGACAGGCAAAACGCGATCTTCGGGAAGAAACTCTTCGTAGAGGCCGACAGCATTTTTAGCCATCGCACCAATTAAGTCGTAGACTTCTTTTTGCCGACGACCGTTGCGAGTCCTTGTCGCAGTATCTGCGAGGGCGACTTCAGTTGCCACGTCAGATACACCGACAACTCCCCGAGAGTATTGCGGAATACCCAAGATAAATTCGATGACTTGGATTGCTCGATCTCGGGCTTCAAGAAACTCGGGGGACAGGGATGGGACATTGGTACTCCCGATGATGTCAGCAATAGAAGCGTTGGCTTTGCCCGCAACCTCTACGATAGAGCCTGGGGTTGTAGCGTCACGAATCTGAGTGCGAATGTGTTCTGGGTTGTCGACGAGCCCGGTGTTGATCATGGTGATCGGGATGCTCGTTTGGGCAAACCACAACATCAACGTGTCCAACTCATTCAAGCGCTCAAGTGCGTTTTGAATAAGCTTGACGTCTGACAGTCCACCACTGTTACGGAGATTGTCGTTGAACGCTACTTTGTGGAAGGGGTTACGGTTAAAACGATAAGGCAGTTGGCCTTCAAACAACGGCTCGTCTAAGTCTGCCAAACAGTGGAAGAACCTTCCTTCTCCAGAAAAGTCATAGATTTCGTAGACGGTGACCCACTCAAAGACATCTCGGGTCGCCTCATTGATCACGACTCTCGTCTCGAAGCCAACTTGGGTACGCGCCAAATTGAGCTTTCTTGGCAACCTCGGGCGAGTACTCGCCAATTTCTTCGCCTGTGTCGGGGTCAATCTTTTTAATCCGCTCGTTAAAGTCGGCTCGTGTAAGTACAGTAACTTCAATAAGATACCGAATGTCTTCAAAGCGATCTACGCTCAAGTCAAACCAGACAAAGCGCGGATCGATAACCACGTAGTCTGCACTGCCTTTGTTGAAGTTCCAGACAGTCTTGACGAAAGAACGGGGGTAGATGCTTGCCATCGTAGAGGCACGCCAAAGAGTGCGGTGGGCATCCTCTCGGTGGAACAAATCATTAATAAGCGCCTCGCGATATTTCGCAGGACCGCTGAACTCTTCGCGCCTGGGATTGACTGTAACTTTGGGGTTGGACGGGCAGATGTTTGCGACCATCGTATCGACAAATGCGTACGGGTAGTTGGTCTCAAAGTGCAGATCTGTTTCTACTGGGATTCCAGCGCCAGCACCTTGTGGAACATCATTGTCATCTCCCCACCAGCTACTGGTATACCAAGAGCGGAACTTATCGAACTCTCGTCGTTCGTAGTGTGCTCGTGCTTTGTGGGTGTCGATCAGACCCCGGAGTTGTTTCTTATTAAGCATTACGCAGTTTCCTCTTCTTCCTCAACCACAGGGGCTGGAAGCGGACTTGCTCCCGTAGCCGTTGGGATTCCTGTGGCTTCTTGTGTAGCTTCTCGCGTTTGGCTTAGGATCTGAGCAATACGGGAACGAAGACTGCTTTTTGCGAGATCTGCTACGGTGGGTTCAGCCATCTTTGTTTAATCCTAAAGCATCAGCCAATGAAGTCTTATCTTCCGGAGAGCCCAGAGAAAGAAGGCTATAGACTTCTTTGATCTTTTTGTCGAGTTCTTCCCAGTCTGCGTGGAGTGGGCCGTACTTTGCAAACAACCACATGGGCACAGAAAGGCGCAAATGTGGACTCAGGTCTAGGAGCGCTGAGTCTCGAGACGGGTCTCGATAAATTTCAGCAGGATTACTCACTTTTTTTCCGCATCGGTGGGGCTTGGTTCCGTCGAATCTGTTCCTGTGCTTCACGCCGCCGCTCTTCATTAGTGCGTTCCATCGCTCGCCTGGACGCAGCACGGCGGAGGGCTCCTTTTCTGTCTGTAATTCCTTCCGATTTTACTTGCTCGAGAGCGGACTCTGTAGTCAACGGCGCTCGAGTTGATCGGGCCCTTTCAATGCCTGCTTCAAGCTCTTCCATCATCTTCTCAAATTCAGCGCTCGAAAGTCCGGGCGCTCCTGGCGTAGGCTCGCGAGGGTCACGTTTGGGTGCTGGTGTGTCTGCCATCATCGTCTCCGACTAGGTCGTCGGTATGTTGGCCGACGACGTTTTTTGGGGGCTTTTTCTTTCTCTATTTGCTGGAGATACTTTTCTCGTTGATCGTAACCCATCTTAGTGAAGAAAAGAACATTTTCCATTTCAGGGGTTTGGCCTGGTTTCGTTCGTTTAGGAGCATATCTCGCTCCAACAATTGCGAGGATCAAAGCAGAAACTTTATCCCAGTGATGCCGCTCTCTTCTTTTACCCGACGCAGCCCCACGCAAAATTTCTGAGCTTGCGCTTTCTTCGATTCGCTTGTCGTTCTTATAAGTTTGTAGCTGCTGGACAGTATCTTTGTCGTTCAGAATAAGATCATCAAGAAGACTATCAACAAGCCAGCCGGTAGCCTCATCCAAAGACTTCGATGTAGAGGTAAATCCCGGTTTGAATTTGGCTTCATAATAAAGATTGCTGTATCCGCGCTCAACAAGAAGAGACAAGACGGCTTGTCCAACACCATTGGACTCAACTGCGATCAAGGCTTGATTATAGCGGTTTGCTGCCCGCAAAAGGTGCCCAGTAAATGTCAATGGGTCGACATGGTCCGCGAAACACGCAACTTGGGTCCATTCTCCGCGCCAACACTTAAGAACTTGGAAAGCAGCATGATCTCGTGCGGCATATCCAGTAGGATCGACGCCGATTACGTAGATTGCGTTGGGCTCAGGCGCTTCATACTCTTTATATGTCCCAGACCACTCCGTAAGTTCCTTATTCAGGTGTTTTTCCAGCGCATGTTCCGGAATTGCAGCGTTAGTAGACGCGATCCAGCAAGATACGTCGTCAAATGGGTACATGACGCCGAACATTTCCGGATTTCGCCGGATTTCAGGGTCCGTATCCATGATAAAACGCCGGAATACCAGGTTTTCTTGCTGAAGGCCCAGGTGGCTATAGCGATTTAGCAGTTCAACCTCTTCATTCGTGGGTTGGAAGCCCTTGGGTACTGGACGGGCGTTCAGTTTGCCATCCCAAAACGGCAGGAAGACGGCTTTGTGCCGACCAGAGCCCTGAGATGCCATCATATAGTGGTCATGCCACGCGCAATTGCGCTCCCATGGCGTAGCTTCAAACACGACCAGAGCGTTCTGCCTGTTGATCAGCGACGGATTGATGAGAAACATGGACCCGTGGAAGTCAGACCACAGGTGACACTCCGAAGCATGGAAGGAATCAGGCGACTGACCGACACCGACAGCGCCAGATTCGGCAGACAGGACACGCATCTTGCCGCCTTGTAGCTGATCGAACGTCAACTGGCGGCTTTCTCGGGTGGGCAGCGTTCTTGAGCGTAGCTGTTTAGGCCATCTTTGGTGGAGATGGTGAACCCTCTTGTGTAGGTAGTCCGCACGGTCACGGTTATCTGCAATACAGACGTGGTCCCAGCCCGGATTGTAGGCTGCTTTGCAATATGCAGCGAACTCGGCAGACGTACTTTTTCCTCCCTGTCGATAGCCCAGGAGTGTCAGGAAGACAGTTTCGCCTGTGTCTAAGCGTGGGGGATTGCTGTAGTAATCCAACAGTTCAAGCTGAAGCTGGTGGGTAATGCCCGTAGGGTCGTACTTGCGAAAGCGGCCAGTCTTCTGATCATGCACTTCTCCAAACGCAGGCAGGGCGTGCGCCGGAGAGCGTAGAGTATTGAGAAGCTGTACTGCGTTCGCTTGGCTCACTCCTTCCTCGCTCTTTCTCGTTCCATCGTTCGGGCTGCTACTTGTCTTCTCATCTCTTCGGCAGATCCTCGAATTGGTTTTTCCTCTTCATCAGACCCTGCGATAGCTCGCCCAACAGCACCCATGCCTCTTCCGAACGCTCCTGCAACATCACCACCGAGCCGCATAGCTCTGGTCATGCCCGAGGCAGGAAGTCCTGCTTGTTCTTCGACACTCTCGCGTTCGGTCAGTGATTCAATGCCAGAAGCCAGAGCGCCTGTGCCTTCTATTCCCTCGCCCACGTATTTACGCGTTCCTCCGACAGGGCCTTCTTCTGCTACATCCTGGGCATAAGCTGCCCCCTCCATAAGGGTACCAACGCCTGTGGCTACGGCAGCCAATCGGCCTAACCCACGGAGTGCTGCTCTTGCGCGACTGACTCGTGCCTTGGCTTGTCTTCCGCTTCTGCTGTCCGGATTAAGGTCCGAGAGGCGTCTCTCTTGCTCGTAAATCTCTCGTCGGAGTTCTCCTGCTTTTTCTTCTATGCGCTGTTGCTGCCGACGCTGTTCAGCCGTCAGTTCGGGTGTAGTCGGCTCAGAAGACGGTGAGTCGAACGGGAGGTCTAATTGGTCAGCCACGGCTATTCTCCTTGGGCTTTCTTGCGGGGTGAGGTAATTGCTTCTCTAACGTCGAGAACGTCGGGTTGAACTGCTTTTTCGCCGCCTGCAAGCTGGATCAACTGTTCCACGTAATTGACTTGGACGTTGTTTTGTTGAGGCTCGTTCGCAACGACGCAGGTGTACATGAGTTCAGCCCATTTACGAAGTTCAGCAGACTGGGACGTTTTGAGCTTACCTTCGGCCACCGCAACACAGACCGTGGCCGCAAAGTCCACAATTGACTGAGTTTTGTGGAAGTGCGGGGCGGCTTGTTTGAGGAACGCGGCCGGTAGACCTTCGGGGGCCTCCGCAAGTTGTTGGAGGACTTGGGTAGAGAGCATAGAAGGACTGGATTCGTCATCCGGTAGAACCTGTGGAATGGGGGGTTTATCCTCGACAATCGCCGTTTCTCCCTCGGCACCCTCTTCAGGGCCCGTAGAAGATTCGAAGATGTCATTAAAATCGGCCAACGGATCGTACTTAGAATTGCTCACAAAATGGCTCGTTGTTTAGGTTCCCAGCCCTTGGGCATTGTATAGCCTTGTGGAGTTCTGGCAATCTCCCAGCATAGCTTGCGCACGGCTGTGAGTTTCCGCATTCTCCAATCATCTCGGTGCGTTTGCTCCCATGACTCTCTGTCTTCTATAGTCTGCCAGACTGGAGCGTGGTTGGAAAGTCTTCTTGGAACCGGCCTACGGCGGTGGCCGGACAAAAGTTGTCCTTGTATGTAAGGATGATTGTACAGCCTGTTCCTCTCGGTCTTGAACTTCTTGTTGTCCTGGAGCAGTGCGAGTGCTTCTTTCCTATGGCGGATCACCGGACGCATGTCCGTTCCTAGGGCCCAGAGAGCAAAAGACGGCATCTTCATTAACTCTTGGATGTACTCCCTCGCTTTCTCCTCCCAGCCCGGTATGATCGGTTCTATGGCCTCCGCTCCAATGCCCATGCACCACCAAGCCAGTGCGCTTCTCCCGCACCCGAACCTCCTACTTACAGTCATTTGTTGAGCCCTGTCTGCAAAGAAGTGCGCCATTTCATAAGGACTGGGCGGATCTTGGAGCCCGAAGGCGTCCTGGAGTCCGGGTGTCCAGCGTGAGTGCGCTACACAGAAGCTCTTGGACAGCATCTGTTCAGCAAACGGCCAGAACCCGAGGATGCGATTGCGCATCGCTATGCGTTTCGCCTTCTTCAGTCGGTAGTTTCCTTGGCCCAGGGCAACAAGCCGTGGCGTAGCCAGTCCCATCGCCTGGATTGCTGTACCCCAAGTAGAAGCCCGTACAGAGAATCCGTACTGAAAACCCGAGTCAAACGCTCCATGCCTAAGCAGGTGCGTACAAGATCTGGTGTCCTCATGCTTGCACATTTAGGGACTATAACTTGTTAGAGATGTAAGTAGACCCAAAAATGGTCGCGCATGAGAGGAGGGGCATAGATGGAAATAGGATAGCCACAGAGGGGATGGGTCCAGGTTCGACGGAATCTTTTTTTACGCGCTGGATTCTGACCTCTAGAATCTAGATAAGGGGTCCCCTTGACAGTGCATCGAAAGGGGGTCACTTGATAGTCAAGTGTGCGACATCCCCGCCCCACCTCCCGAAAAGGAAGGTTGAACCTGGCATATCGCTGAGACAATAATGTCCCCCGCTCCCTTGACTACCTGCGACTAACAAGTCTCGGCTAAGTCTTGACAGCGGATAACGTAGGTTGAACCTGGGTTTTCGCGGAGTGCTACCATGGACTAACATGGCACGCGGCTTGCATAGTAGAGGGGCGAGGGGCGCGTGCGCTACCTGGTAGCTCTTTTCCATCGCTGTTTCTGGCCCGTTTCGCGCGGGGATTTTCTGACGAGCGGAAAATCGAGAGCGCGGACGCCCGCGTGGATTTTCCGCGCATGGTGTGAAAACGGACGCGACCAGAAAGCGTGTCTTTTCGCTCGGGCTTTGGGGAGTGTTTGGCATCCGCTACCGGAATTCGTCCGGTGGCGG